GGCATCCGCGACGCCGTGAACTCGGTGCTCTCCGCCCTCCGCGCCCGCGGAATCCTGGAGGACGAGTAGTGGCGATGCTGGAGGACGCGGCGGCGTGGCTCGCCTCGCGGACTCTTGAGCGCCTCTCCGTCCCCGTCCTCTACAGGACGGGCGGCGGGGAGACGTTCGGGGTAAGGGCCGTGATCGGCTCGACGGTCTACGAGGCGCAGGACGGCGGCGGGGTGGTCGTGAGGACGGAGACCCGCGACTTCATCGTCCCCGCCGCGCAGCTGCAAATCGAGCCGTCGCGCGGCGACTCCATAGTCTGGCGCGGCACGGTGTACGAGGTGCTCGCCCCGGACGGCTCGCCGTGCTGGCGGTGGAGCGACGCGTACCACAACATGAAGCGCATCCACACCAAGGAGGTCGGAAAGGAGGAGGACGATGGCTGAAAACGCGAACACGCCCGGCGACCGCACCGTATGGGACGCGGTCATGAAGGCGAGGATGGACCTCGCCGAGCTCAAGGGCATGATGACGATGCACCTCCGCGAGGGGGAGCACCACCATCCGCCCTGCGCACCGGCGGCGAACCTCCAGCGGATGATGCTGACGGCGGCGGGGGCGTCCATACTGGCGCTCCTCTCCGCTCTCGGGAGCATCGCGCTGGAGCTGATGAGGCATTAGGAGGGGGACATGAGCAGGATACTTGAACTGGCGGAGGCGGTCGCCGCCTCCCTCGCGGACTATTCGGCGGAGGTGCTCTTCATCCCCGAGTTCGACCTCAAGGGCACGAAGGAGACGAGGGTCATCGTGGTCCCGGCTGGGACGGAGTTCCGCGCGCTGTCGCGGAGCCTCCACGACGAGAGGCCGTGCGTCCACGTGGGCGTGCTGAAGCGCGCCAAGGAGGACGACGTGCCCGCCCTCATGGAGTTCGCGCAGGCGATGGGGAGGTCGTTCCTCAACCGCAGGCTGGCGGGCATGACCTGCACGGGCGTCGCCTTCGACCCCGTGTACTCGCCCACCCATCTACGCGACAAGGGTCTCTTCGTCAGCGTGATGGAGCTGACCTTCCAGGGGGCGGGATGAGCGAGGGCGTCAATGTCCGCCTGGACTTCGGCGACGAGCCCCTCATGGGGGCGGTGAAATACGCCAACCGCAAGGCGATGCGGGCCGCCGCCGCGTATGTGCGCAGGGTGGCGGTGAACTCCGTCCACAGGTCGAGGAGGGCCTCGGCGGCGGGGACGCCCCCGAACACGAGGAAGGGGCTGCTGAAGCGGTCGATACTGTTCGGCGTGGAGCCGGACGGCAGGAGCGCCGTCATCGGCCCCGCCAAGTCCTTCGTGGGGCTGTCGATGACCGCGCACGAGTTCGGCGGAATGTACCGGGGACGCAAGTACCCGCGGCGGGAGCTCATGGGCCCCGCCCTTGTGAAGTCCGCGCCCGAGCTTCCGAAGCTCTGGCGGGACGCGATCCGTTAGGACTTTGAAGAGAGGAGAGAAACTATGTCCGTTGTTCTTGGACTTGACGCGGTGCTGTACCGCGGCGCCGCGGGGACCCGCGGGAACACCGAGGTCACCAACGTGAAGGACCTCACCCTGAACCTGGAGAGCGGCGAGGCCGACGTGACCACCCGCGCGACCGAGGGGTGGAAGGCCTCCATCGCGACCCTCAAGGAGGGCAGCATCGAGTTCGGCATGGTGTACGACACCGCCGACGCAGACTTCCAGGCCTTCCAGTCGGCCTACTTCAGCAACACCCCGATGGCGCTGTTCGTGTCGGACGGCGCGGGGACTGGGCTGGACGCCGACTTCTCCATCACCGGCTTCAACATCACCCAGAACCTGGAGGAGGCCATGACGGTCTCCGTCAAGGCGAAGCCGACCGCCAGCACCCGCGCCCCGCAGTGGGTCACGGGGACCGGCGGCTGATTTTAGGGCATAGGGGACGCGCGCGAACACCCCGAAGCCTCCCCCGCACGCCTCTGACGCAAGCGCAACCTGCGGGGGATTTCCCTTTATTAATATTGAATCATGGGAGACGGAATGAAGAGTTTCACCGACAGCCTTGGCCGCGCCTGGACGCTCGTGGTCAACGTGGCGACGATAAAGCGCGTCCGCGCCCTCTGCGGGGTGGATTTGAACACCATCGTGGAGGTGGAGGACGGCAAGCCGTCCGCGAAGCTGCTTGAGAAGCTGTCCAGCGACCCCGTGCTGCTGGTGGACGTGCTCTACGCCGTCTGCAAGCCCGAGTGCGACCAGAGGAACGTCTCCGACGAGGACTTCGGCGCGGCGATGGCCGGGGACGCCGTCGAGCAGGCGACCGACGCCCTCCTGGACGAGGTCATCGATTTTTTCCCCGCGGCGAAGCGCGCGGCCTTCAGGAGAATCCTGTCCGCCAGCCGCCGCTTCGGGGAGGCCGCGAGGCAGCGGATGGAGGCGATGCTGGCGGACGGGAAGTTCGAGGAGAGACTGGTCTCCGAGCTGGAGCGGTTGACAGGCTTGTCGCCGAGTGCGCAGGGGTCTGCGGGATAGACCCCGACCCGTTCAAGCTGCGCGAGCTGCTGGCGATGACCGAGAGCCGCGAGCGCTCCGAGTGGGGGCGGCTCTCGAACCTTATGGCGCTGGTCGCCAACGCGCACCGCGATCCGAAGAGGCATTCGACGGTGCGCCCGGAGGCGTTCAACCCCTACGCGGGGAGCGGACGCTACAGCGAGCTGACCAGGCGCAAGCGGGCGAAGGCCCCGCTGACGGTGCTGCGCGACGTGTTCTGCAGGAAGGACAGCCGCCGCGAGATTGTGAGGACGGAGAGGATAGAGAGGCCTGACGACAGGAGGTGACGGGAATGGCAGGGGCAAGCGGAAACGTGAGGGCGGGACGCGCCTTCGTGGAGCTCATGCTCGACCAGACCCGCCTGGAGCGCGGGCTGAAGGCGGCGCAGGCGAGGCTGAAGAGCTTCGGCGCGTCCGTCATGTCGATGGGCACGAAGATGCTCGGGATCGCCGCCCTGGCGGGCGCGCCGCTGGCGATGGCGGCGAAGACCTTCGCGGACTTCGACGACCAGATGAGGACGGCGAGGGCCGTCACGGGCGCGACCGCCACGGAATTCAAGGCGATGACCGAGACCGCCGAGAAGCTCGGGCGCGAGACCTCCTTCACGGCGAAGCAGGTCGCGGAGGGCATGACCTCCCTGGGGCGGATGGGCTTCAAGGCGGACGAGATAAACGCCGCCATCCCCGCCGTGCTCGACCTGGCGCGCGCCACGGGGACGGAGCTCGGCGACGCCGCCGAGATCGCGGCGAACAACATGAGGGTGTTCGGCATCTCCGTCTCCGAGATGGCGGGGGTCTCCGACATCCTGACGGCGACAGCCAACGGCTCGGCGCAGACGCTCTCCGACCTGGCGGAGGGGCTCAAGATGGCGGGGCCGCAGGCCGCCGCCGCTGGCGACGACATACGAAACGTCTCCGCCGCGCTGGGGGTGCTGGCGAACATGGGCATCAAGGGCTCGCTCGCCGGCACGGCCTTGAGAAAGGCCTACAGCCAGTTCGCCAAGACGGACGTGAGGAAGAAGCTCGCGGAACTGAACATCAGCACGGTGGACGGGAACGGCAACCTCCGCTCGATGCCCGCCATCATGGCCGACATCGCGCGGGCGATGAACAAGATGCCGACCGCCGAAAGGCTCTCCTTCGCGGAGAGCATATTCGACCTGCGCGGCTCCCTCGCGGGGCTGCAGCTCGGCGGGAACATCGAGCAGCTGAACCAGTTCATCCAGATGCTGGGCGACGTGGACGGGACGGCTAAGAACACGGCCAAGGAGATGGACGCGGGCATCGGAGGGGCGCTCCGCCGCCTCCAGTCGGCCTTCGAGGGCGTCCAGATATCCGTGGGAAGAGTCCTCGGCGAGGCGATAGCCCCGTACATGGACAGGATTTCCGCGATGCTGAACCGCCTGGCCGAGTGGGCGAAGGCCCACAGGGAAGTCATCATAATGATGGCGAAGGTGATAGGGATTGTGGCGGCTGCGGGCGCGGCGCTGGTCGCGCTGGGCGTGGCCTTCAAGGTCATAGCCTTCGCCGTGGGGACGCTGAACACGCTCTTCACCGTGATGAAGTTCGTGGTCCTCGCGCCTATCGCGGCGGTGAAGATTCTCATTGCGGCATACAACCTGCTGACGGCGGCGATCGCGGTCACCAAGACGGTCGCGCTGGCCTGCTGGGCGGCGATATCCTCGCCCGCCTTCATCGTCGGCGCCGCCCTCGGCGCTCTGGTCGCCGTGGTGTGGAAGCTCACGGGGGCGTGGGACATCTGCGCGGAGGCCATATCGGGCTTCTGGGGCGATTGCACCGCCGCCTTCAAGGACATCGGCGAGATATTCGGCGAGACATGGGAGGTCATCAAGACCGCCATCGGCTCCGGCGACCTCGCAGGGGCCGCGAAGGTCGGGCTGGCGGCGCTGAAGCTCGTCTGGCTCAAGGGCATCTTCCCGCTCCAGAAGGCGTGGATAGAATTGAAGAACCTGCTGGCCGACTCCTGGACAGTCGTCGTGTACGGCATCCTCAAGCTCGGCAACAACCTCTGGTACGGGCTTCTCACGGGGCTCTACAGCGTGGGCGACGCCATCGCGGACGCCTGGGCGGGCATCTGGAACGGCATCGTCGACGTGTTCGAGAGCACCTGCAAGTGGATCGAGAAGCAGTGGGTGAAGCTCGCCACGGTGTTCGACAGCTCGAACGTGACGGACGCCGCCCTGCAGGCGGTCGAGAGGAAATACGCGAATGCGAAGGACGAGAGGGAGCGGCAGTTCGCCGCGGCAGTCGGCGGACGCAGGGAGAGGCGCGAGGCGCTCTCCCGCGAATGGGATTCCTCCAATGCCGCCATAGACCAGGCGCAGAGCCAGGCCATCATCGAGAACCAGGAGAAGTACCGCGGCCTCATCGACGACGCGCAGGCGAAGATCGGCGAGGCGACGGCGGAGTGGCGCGACGCCATGGACGCTGTGAAGAGGACCGCAGCCGAGCGGGCCGCCAAGGCCGAGGAGGCGAAGGGGCGCACCGCCCAGGCCGCGCGCGGCACAAGGCAGGCCGCCGAGCGGGCGGGACTCTCCGCCGACAGGGGCGGCGAGCGCGGCTCAGCGGGCAGCTGGAGCCTCCGCGAGCTCAAGGGGATGTTCGGGAACACCGACTTCGAGCAGCGGACGGCCAACGCCAGCGAGAACACGGTGCGCCTCCAGCAGGAGACGAACAGATATCTGAAGAAGATGAGCGCCCAGACGCTCACATACGGGGGATAGGAAGATGGTCAAGGTGGAACAGCGGTACGACGCCAGGGCGATGGCGATGGACGCGGACGGCGAGTTCACGGAGATATCCGTGCAGTTCATCGCCGACGGCGCGGCTGACGAGGCCGCAGCCCTGGAGGCGGTCAGGGAGTCCGCCCCGGACGAGTGGGAGGAGCTGCCGATGGAGTCGCTGGAGATATCCTCCCGCGACGGGGACGACGTGTTCACCGTCGAGGTGAAGTACAAGAACAAGTCCTCCTCCACGTCCTCGTCGAGGGAGAAGAACGACGAGGAGACCACGGTCTCCTTCGACTGCGGCGGCGGGACGATGCACCTCACGCACAGCCACGACCAGCGCATCGCCTACGGAACGAAGAAGGCGGGCGGCGCAATCGGCTGGAACGGCAAGACGGGCGCGGAGATGTCCATATCGGGCGTCGACGTGCCGACGGCGCAGCTCCGCGAGACATACACGAAGGTGATGCGCCTCTCCAGGATAACCACGTCCTTCAAGCGCAAGGTGGCGAAGCTCGTCGGCAAGGTGAACAGCGGCTCCTTCAAGGGCTGGAGCCGCGGCGAGGTGATGTTCCTCGGCATGAGCTACTCCTGCCCCGCGAAGAAGTCCACCAAGGTGCTGGTCTCGTTCAACTTCGCCGTCCAGCCAAACGAGAGCGTCACCATCGCGGGCCACAAGGTCGAGAAGAAGGGCTTCGAGTACGCCTGGGCGCTCTCGAAGACGATGGACGACAACGGGACGCCCAAGGCCGACGTGGAGGCCATCTACGTCGACCAGGTGTGCCGCTACGACAGCTTCTCGACCCTCGGCCTATAGGAGGTTTCAATGGCATTCTACGGCGACGTGACGCCCGGCGACGAGTTCAGGCCGAGCGCGGCATTGTCCAACGACATAAGGCATTTCCTGAACGGCCTCAACGGCTTCGGCGGCAACCCCTTCGGGGCGAACGGCGCGGGGACGGTGAGGATACAGGC